GAAGCCGTGAATCTCGTTCCGAAAGAAGGGCAGAAAGCCGTATTGTTCGACGGCGGCAATCAAACCATCTGCACTATGTAGTTGTCTGGCATATCTCTTTGACATTACTCCGCCTCTTCAATCACGCCATAATCAATCAGGATGTTCTTCTCCGCATACTGCGGGTAAACAACACCCATCATCTCATACTGATAACGTCTTACGCGGCGATGCTCCTGAATTGGTTCCGGTGCATACGCAGCGGTTTCACAGTGCGCATACTCCGGCATTTCCGCAAGATCATCCCGAACATCACGGATAAGCGCTTCTGCCACATCATCAATGTTCTTGCCGGTCTCCACGGCAACCAGTTCGTGCTTCCGGACTGCCTTGTCCAGATTACCGGGGGAGCGAAACAGCTTATATTTCATATCGTTGCCCGTCCTTTCTCTCTTTCGGTCTGCCTATTCTTCCTGAAATCTGTTCTTTAGGGACGCAATCATCGCTTGTGCGGCAATGCTCAGATACAAAACTCCAATTTCATAGATAAAGTCGCGGTCGATCACGATAAAGTATTCTCTAACGTGTGTAAAAACCAGTTCCAGCAAGTCCCTGTACAGCGGATCATCAAAGGGCTTGAACCGCGTAAACTTGCTTTTGGCAGCGTCCCATGTCATAGACGCTTCGCCCTCAGCACTGGTCATTGCCTCACAGAGAATCATGCTGACGCCCATTTTTCCGTTGCCGGTCAGGAGTTCTCCTTCGTAATAGCTGAGTAGGTCTTTCTTGCGTCGAAGCGGAACTACATCGCAGTTGTCATCCAGCTCAAATGCAATCAGCTCCGCAATCAGTTCCCGCCAGACCGCATAACCGGCGTTAATGGTTCCGTCCTCTTCGCGGCTGATGGTATCATCCATGCAGTATCGCTCAAAGAAATTATCTCCGCCAATCTCGTTGCGGGTGCAGAAGATATGCGCCAGCTCATGCAGAAGAATGTGCTTCAACTCTGCCGGATGACGCGCTATGTCTGTGCGCAGAAGGATTCCGTCCGCGCCGTCTCCTGTGCCGACGAATGCAGAGGCGTGAAAGTCAAAATAGCCGTCCTCTGTATATCGGTCTTCCAGCCGGTCAGGGAAATACTGCTTGCAGAACTGCTCAAAGACTTCCTGCTGGTTTTCCGTCTGAAAGCAGCGCAGTACAAGATTGTCCTCGCTGAACTCTGCCCCCAAGCGTTCGTTAAAGATGGAAGCGGCATAGAAAAGGGCTTCTTTATAGTCGTTGTATTCCATCCTGAAAATATCCTTTCAAGACCTGCAATCACAGCAGTTTATTTGATGTCTTTGCAGAAATTTGAAGGCAGCAGTTTTTCCAGACAATCTGTAATTGCGTCAAGAGTCTGCCTTTCCTTGTCCATTGCCATAACCTCATGGAGAGCGACCTGGTACGATGTGGTGCGGTCAAGTCTAAGTTCATGCTCGATTCGGTCAAGCACGGCTTTCGTTCTTCGTATGTTTTCTCTCTCATAGGCGTTAAACATTGACATATCTTCGTTTTGCATTACAGCGGAGGTCTTGCCTGCATTCTTCCCCATAATACACATAGCCTCCCCTACGCTTTCATAAAACGAACGACACTCAGGGGCAGATACCAGATGGCAACTGCCAGCTTCCAGATCAGAATTACGCCGCCGATCAGACCGCCAAGGACAAGGTTAAGTGCGACAACACCTACTGTCCCGGAAATGCCAAAGCCAATCGGAATCAGCGTGAACATCTTCCCAATGCCAAAAGGCACTCCGCAAGCAAGCCAGATCAGGAAATAATCGGGCGTTCCGTTCTCAACGAATATGCGGCTGAAAACAGAAAACAGCAGGAGTACAACAGCGACCGGAACCACGGTCTTCTTCATGAAGTCTTTCATAACTTCGCTTCTTGTCATACGCCACCTCTTTATTTCAAAAAATCACTTCGGTAATCTATCCGGCGTAGGTCATGCCCTGTCTCTGCCAGATGCGCAATCTTCAAGGCAATCAAGTTGATGTCTGTATGCATTGCCTGTGCAATCTGCGCCGAAGTGTACCCATAATCGTAAATGTACTCAAGCACCTCGTCGGAATTAAGTAATATCTCAGCCGCAACAATGTTCGCCTCGTACTCAGGGATAGAGTTCATCTTGTAAAGCACAAACTCCTGCAATCCATCACCTTTTGCAAGTGCGCGGTGCAGTCGGTCGTGACCGATCTCATGAGCGCATACAATACGCTTCGTTTGCGGACTTAAATCCTGATTCAAGAAAATAAAGCGATTTTTCTTGACAACGCGATACATTCCTTTGAGTTGCCCGAAGTTTTCGCAATCATCCAGAACAATGATGCCCAGCTCTTTTGCTATCTGAAAAGGATCTCGTGTGCCGCAGCGTCGCACAAGATCGCTGCCAACTTTTGATAGCTGTTCGGCATTCATCGCGCCACCTCCATTCGTGGATCATCATGATCAATTATAAAGAACACCCTGTACAAAAATCCGGACTTATTCCTCCGGCTGCTCTTTCCGATATTTTTTTGGCGTGTACTTCTTGTTCTTTTCCTTTGCAATCCAATAGGCTCTGGTGAGTGCTTGCATCGCGCCGTCAAGCGCATCCTCACTGAGCTTACCTCCCGCGAACATACCGGTGACTTCACTCACCAGTTCGTCTATTTCACGCGCCGCTTTTGCTCCGCCTTGTTCCTGTGCTGCGAGAACGAGCATTCCGCCGTTGCCGAGAAGATACTCCGGCGTTGTGTTCAGAGCTTCGGCAAGTTTTTTTACAATGTCGTATTTTGTCGGTTTTCGAGTGCCAAGCTCATAATTTTGAATTGTCCTTGCAGTAACAGAGACTTTTTCTGCGAGAGCGGCTTGCGTCAGGTTTGCCTCCACTCTCTTCTCTTTAAGCCTGTCTTTGAATCCCATAAGGCACCTCTTTCTTAAATTTTCCATGAACACGAACAAAACTTTCGCCTATCTTATTGACGCGAACATGATGTTCGTGCTATACTATATTTACACGAAATCTCTGTTCGTAATTATGATACCACACGAACGATGTGTGTGTCAATAATGTTGAGGAATTTCGTGTCGAAAAACAGGTAACTTTTTTATGAACGGAGGTAGCTCATGAACTGCTCGAAGTGCCGAAAAGCGTATGTTTCGGTAAATCTCGATGTCGATGAGGAAGGTGCAATTCAGCCCCGGCTCATCCGTTGGAAGGACGGTTTGATTTTTCAGATCGACCAGATTCTTTACAAATGCCGCGCCACATCCAAGAAGGTTGGTGGTGGCGGCATCCGTTACACAGTCATGATTAAAGGAAAGGAGTCGTTCCTTTTTCATGAAGGAGACAAGTGGTTTGTCGAAGCAAAGGAGAATGCCCGGTGATCTTATCTCAGAAGCAAATCGAAGAAATTGCAGCAGCCGTCACGGAAGACTTCAACAAGTTTTTCTTCGGCACGGAGTCCGAGGAAGTCCGTATGGCTCGTGCCACGCCGATTGATCAGTTCGCAAGAGACTATCTCGGCTTGCAAGTGTCTTTTGCCCGACTTTCCTCTGATGGAAGTATCTGCGGCTTGACTGCCTATACTGATACAGAGTACATCGTTGAGGAAAAGGGTGTCAGGCGAACACTTCCGCTCAGATGTAATCAGGTGTTGCTCGATGAGAGCTTCATCCGTCAAGGGCAAATAAAGAAGCTCTGCGGGAAGCGGCGCTTCACGCTTGCCCACGAATGCGCTCATCAGATTCTCTATCAGATGGAATCCGATGAAGTCAAGCAACGCTGCAACCGGCAGTATTCCGCACGAACAGCCTATTCGCTGCGTGATCTCAAAACACATGAGGACTGGAATGAATGGCAAGCAAACGTCCTCGGAGCGGCAATCCTGATGCCGCAGAAAGAAGTTGACCTTGCCGCGTGGTATTTCATCCCTGAGAAGAAGCTGACGTCCTATGGCGGCTACTTTACATACCGGGATCGCCTGTCGCTCAGAGCGATATGCGCTCAACTTGGTGTTTCCCAGTCCGCAGCCGTCATCCGTCTGCGCCAGCTTGGTTATCTCGAAGACCGCCCATATTCAGAGTTCGATGATCCGACGGAGGTATGGGCATGAAAAAGAATATCCGTGTTACTGAACCGTCTGCTGAAATGCAGATGAAGATCAGACGGGCGCGTATCGCCATCGCCAGCCAAAAGAGGCGAACGATGGAATGCCCGTACTGTCATCACAATACCATCATCGTTTTTGAGGACACAAGAGGTCACGTTCAGGCAAAGTGTAAGCTCTGCGGAAGAGAAACCGTCTTCAATGTTCTCAGTATGAGAAGGTTATATCTCCACCTCAACAGAGGATAAGGAGTTTAACAAATAAATATTTGATAGCTGTGCTGTGGAGCCGCTGACTGGTGAGTCTTCCTAATGCCGCATGAACAGAGTGTTCGCACTCTGTTTTATCGGCATGGGATCACAACTCACCGTCATGCGGCTCTTTTTTAGGCTTGTCCATCCGCTGCTCCGCGCCAGCGGAAAGGACAAGCAATGAAACGAATCCCTAAAACCCCTGTCGAGTTCGACTACGACCTCTGGACCACGGAGGACGGAAAGTGCATGGTGCGCGTGAAAATCACGGGCGAAGTAACGGAGGTTGACCGTGAGGTCATGAAAATCCTTCGTGTTGAAGAAAAGCGAGTTCGTCGTAGCTACGGGACAGATGATGTCTATGCGGATGAACCGTCCGATTCTACTCCGACGTTGCTCTCACTTGATGCGATTCCCAGCGAAGAGCGTGAGGCATCTGCATGGCTCATGGATCCAAGTGACTTTACCAAGGAGACCGCGTTCAACGCTGGTGTGTCGGATTTCTTGAAGTATCTCACAGCGAATCAACAGAGGGTGTTCATTGAGTGCTTCTTGAAAGGGCAGAGCTACAAGGAATACGCAGAAGAAAATGGCATCCGCGCTCAAAGCGTTCAGGAAACCGCAAAGTACGTCAAGCGGAAAGCAAAAAAATTTTTCAAGAAATTTTGATGCGACCCCTGTTTTTTTCTAAAAAAATGTCCGTTGTAAAGTGAAGGGGTCAATCAGACCGCTTCACTGATCCTTGAAAACTGAATAGTTCAGTGCTGCGGATCTTTCCGCTTCTGCGAAGCAACACAGCTTCCGACGCCAAGACCTCCCGAAAGGGAACGAGCGACCTCCGGAGAGCTATAACAGCCGTGTGGTGCGGCTGCTTGCGACGATGCAGATGCCGGGTATAATGATACTTCCGTCTTTTCTTTGAAGGGGCGGCTCGGAGCGATCCTCGGAGGGGTGAGAGTCCCATGATACCGATTGACCATTGGTAGTCCGCAGCATTCCCAATTCGGCAGGGGCGCGAGCTGCAAATATGCCGGAAGTAGAACACTGTGAAAACGTCCGAAAGGACTTATCAGTGAATACTATGGGCAGCGGTCCTCATGACTGCTGCCTATCAATTTGCTGATAAAGTGTTCTCGCGGCTTAACGCATAAGAAGGTAAATATTGGGCAAGAATACTCGTGAAAAGGCGGTGATGTTATGGAGAATGAGAGAACCAGAAAAGAACTTCTCGACTCCTTGGTGGATATTCGGGACGTCAAAATTGACCGTTCCATGTCGGTAGAAGATCGGATGAAATCCTATGTGGAGCAGATCAAAAATCCCTATATGTTTAAGGTCGGCAACACGGTAGTCAGGGTTTCCTACGCAAATACTCAGGCTACGATCAATGACAATTTCGTAAATCTGCTTGCAAGTATGTGAGAAAGCCGTCGGATAACCCCAAAAGAATCTTTTCTGTGAACAAATCTGAAAAGACTGGATAATTGCTCTGGACTGTGCTATAATAAGCATGGACAAAATCAGCGGAACACCACTGCTACTTTAGTTTTCGGGTTATCAGACCGGAATAAAGTAAGGAGTGGCGTTTTATGCTGAAATTATCTTTGGATAAAGATTATAAAGCCGCCATCTACCTGAGATTATCAAAGGAAGATGGCGACTTTTCTATTTCCGGCGAAAAACTTGAGAGTGACAGCATTTCAAACCAGAGAATGCTCATCAAGGAATACCTCAAGAAGCACCCGGAAATTACCGTGGTAAAAGAATACTGCGATGACGGCTTTACCGGCGCAAACTTTGAGCGTCCTGACTTCAACAGAATGATGGAGGCTGTCCGCGCTGGCTTAGTTGACTGCATCGTAGTGAAAGACCTTTCGCGTTTTGGTCGTGAGTATATTGAGGCTGGTGACTACATCCAGAAGATATTTCCCCGCCTCGGTATTCGCTTTATTGCAATCAACGACAACTATGATAGCGCACAGCCCGGAGCGGCAGACAACGAGCTTGTCCTTCCGTTCAAGAACCTGATGAACGATTCCTATTGCCGTGACATCTCCATCAAGGTCAGATCAAACCTTGATGCAAAACGACGGAATGGACAGTTTGTCGGCTCTCGTGTGTTTTTTGGGTATCTGAGATCACCGGACAACAAGAACCAGTTGGTGATTGACCCGGTTGCTGCGCCGGTTGTGCAGGACATTTTCAAGTGGAAGATAGAGGGGCTGTCTCCGGCTCAGATCGCAGACCGGCTCAATGATGCAAATGTCCCTTCTCCGATTGAATATAAGAAGGCAAATGGCTCAAAGCAGCGCACCTGTTTCCAGACGAAGAAGGTTGCTCTGTGGAGTGCCGTTGCGATATATCGTATTCTCAAGAACGAGATTTATACCGGAACACTGGTACAGGGCAAAACCACTTCTCCGAACCACAAGGTTAAAAAGACTGTGGTTAAACCGCAAAGCGAATGGGCGCGGACAGAAAACGCTCATGAGCCTATTATTGCCTATGCTCAATTCGATCTTGTTCAGAAGCTCATGCTGGATGATACAAGAAGCCCGTCCGGTGCAACCGGCGTCCATCCGTTTTCCGGGAAGATTTATTGTGCTGACTGCGGAAGCCCGATGGTACGCAGAGTATCACGCTGCGGAGATAAGGAATATGCCTACTTCATCTGCGGTGGTAACAAGAGCGACAAGACCTTCTGTTCGTCTCACAGCATCAAAGAATCTGTTGTATATGATACCGTTCTCGCTGTCGTTCAAGGACATATTGACGCCGCTATGAATATGGCAGATGCGTTGAAGCAGATTGACGATATGGCTTGGGAAAACCGCGAGATTGAGAAGATCAAAGCAAAAATTGCGTTTCAGGAAGAAATCATTGATAAGAACCGCCGATTGAAAACCGGTGCTTATGAAGACTTCAAGAGCGATTTTATCAGCCGTGAGGAATACAAAGCCTTCACAGCTCAGTTCGACCAGCAGATCAAGGAAGCAAGCGACACCATTATGCGGCTCACCAGTGAGCGAAACAGCGTGATGGGTGGGCTGGCAGAACAACAAAGCTGGCTTGAGCAATTCAGAAAATATGCAAATATCAAGGAACTCACTCGAAGCACTGTGGTCAACCTGATCGACTATATTCACATTCGAGAGAATAAAGACATTGATGTCGGTCTCATGCACTGTGACCGCTTTGCATCTATCGTCGAGTTCCTGCGCGAACGTCAGGAAAAGGAGGACGCGAATAAAGTCATTCGCTTTGAAAGGAAGGTGGTCTAATGGCACGAGTATCGCGGAAAAAGCAAAATCTCCCTACCCCGGCAGTTGATACTCCTATCCGCCGCTGGAAAACCGCTCTCTATGTCCGCCTCTCCGTCGAGGATAACGGTAAGGGTTCGGACTCGATTGAGAACCAGACCACGCTCCTTGAAGACTATGTTGCGTCACGCTCGTATCTTGAGAAGACGGCGCTGTTCGTTGACAACGGCTATACCGGAACCGATTTTCTCCGCCCAGAGTTTAACCGGATGATGGAAGCCGTCAAGATGGGCATTGTAGATTGCATCGTGGTGAAGGACTTATCCCGTCTCGGCAGAAACTATATCGAAACATCTCAGTTCATTGAAAAGGTCTGCCCGTTCTTCGATCTGCGCTTTATCTCCGTCAATGACTCCTTTGATACTGCGACGGTAACAAGCGAGGGGCATTTATCCGCCTCCCTGTCGAACATCGTCAATGATTTTTATGCGAAGGACATCTCGCGCAAGGTCACAACAGCCCTTCAAGCGAAGATGGAGCGCGGTGACTATATCGGGAACTATGCACCGTATGGCTATCGCAAAGACCCTGAGAACAAAAACCATCTTCTGATCGACCCTGAAACTGCGCCGATTGTTGTCCAGATATTTCAGTGGAGAGCCGAAGGTATCAGCTATATGGGCATCAACAAAAAGCTCAACGACGCCGGTATTCTTTCCCCCAGTCAGCTCAAACGGGAGCGCGGGGTGGAAACGAACTTCAATAAGAAGGATCGGGTCATTCTGTGGAACAAACACATGATAACCGAAATCCTCCAAAACATTGTCTATATCGGGCATTTAGCTCAGAAGAAAGGCAGTCAGTGTCTCTATGGCGGCATCCCTTATCACATCACGTCCGAAGACGAATGGATCATAGCAAAAAACACCCATGAACCACTTCTCAGTGAAGAACTGTTTGAGAAGGTGCAGGAGATCAACCATGCAGCCGTAGAACGCACGAGAGCCAATTCAGGCAAGTACGATCATCTACCCAAAGCGAAAAACATCTATGGGAAGAAGTTTGTATGTGCCGAGTGCGGGGCAATCATGAAATTGCAGCGTTCCATCAGCACGAAGAAGGACAAGGTGTATTTCACCTTCAAATGCCCGACCTACGCCGAGCATGGAACAAGAGGCTGTTTCGACGTGAAAATACGGAAGCAGGATCTTGACGATGCAGTTTTTTCCTTCATCAAGACTCAGATGGAAGTATTCCTCGACATGGAGAAGACGCTTCATTCTCTGCTGGCAATGAAAAAAGCCATGATCAAGCAAGACAATTCCGTTCAGGAGATACGGACACTGCGTCAAAAACTTGCGCAAAAGCAGTCTCTCCTTAGCGGTATGTACGTTGATCTCAAGGAAGGATTGCTCTCTGACGCCGAGTACAGCCACCATAAAGAGATCGTCATGGAGGACATCCGGGCGATTGAGAGAAATCTATCCGAGCTGGAAGCGCCAAAGAATCAGACTGAGGAACAGATTACCGGCGAAATGAAGTGGAAGCAGATGATCCGCCGTTTCCACGATGCGACGGAAATCTCCGAAGAAATGGCGGACGCTTTCATCGAGACCATGAAAATTCATGAGAACGGCACATTGGAAATCAAACTCGGCTATATGGATGAGTTTGCAGCACTTACGAAGACTTGCGAGAAAATCAGGAAGGAGGTTGCTTGATGAAACAGCAAATCGCAATTTATCTGCGCTTGTCGCTTGAAGACGTTGACAAGCGCACAAACAAAGTCAAGGACGAGAGCAACAGTATCGCATCGCAGCGTATGCTCATCAATCGTCATCTGGATCAGAATCCGCTTCTCTGCGATCTGCCTCGTATAGAGTTCTGCGATGACGGTTTCTCCGGCACAAACTTTGATCGTCCTGACTTTGCAAAGATGATAGAGTGCGCAAAGCATGGAGAAATTAGCTGCATCGTAGTGAAAGACCTTTCCCGTTTCGGGCGAGACTATCTTGAAGTTGGTGACTATTTGGAGCATATTTTCCCGTTTCTCGGCATCCGCTTCAAATCTATCAATGACCATTATGACAGCGCGAAACATGAAGGCAAGACTATCGGTATGGATATTGCCTTCAAGAACCTTATCTATGACTATTACAGCAAAGACCTTTCCAAGAAGGTCAAGTCTGCAATGGGAATGAAACAGGAGAAGGCAAAGTTTGTGAACACAGTCCCATACGGGTACAAAGCTGATCCTACTGACAAGCATCACCTTATCATCGACGTGGAAACCGCTCCGATAGTCCGCCGTATTTTCATGGAAGTGATCGGCGGCAAGTCCTGCACACAGATCGCAAAGGAACTGAACACTGAGGGCATTCCAACGCCCGCCCAGCACAAAGCCGTATCCAGAAAGGCATCTTCCAAGAAGCCCCAGTGGACACATCGCGGTCTTCTGACTATGATAGAAAGTGTGAAGTACACCGGAACGATGGTCAACCATACCCGCGAAAGCAGATTCATCCGTGACAAAAACCAGCGGCGCGTTCCCAAAGAAGAATGGTATATCCGCGAAAATGCGCATGAGGCTATTGTGACGAAGGATGAATACGAACAGGCACAAGAGGCAATTCAAAGGCGTAGGAAGTTTGCCCGAAGCTCTCATGATCAGTCAGACCGAGTTTACTTCTGCGCACACTGCGGTGGGAAACTTGAGAAAGCCAATGGAACCGTATTTGCCTGTCCGTCCCATCGGTATCACGATGGTAGTCCGTGCGAAAATGTCCGCTGGCGGAAAAGCGCACTTGAAGAAATCGTCTTTGAAGCACTGAAAAGACAGATCGAGATCGTCAGTGTTGAATCCGCAGCCGTCAGAAAAACAGCGAAAAGCAAAGGTGAAAGTCTGGAAAGACAGCTCGTCTTGCTGAAAGCTCAGTATGACGCCTGTGATCGTGAGAAGTTCACGATCTATGAAAACTACCGCGAAGGGAAGCTGACTTCGGAAGAGTATCTTTCCGGCAAAGACTCCCTTACGCAAAAACAAGCTGCCCTGAAAGAGCGGCTTGAAACCTGTGAGACCCAGCTTGAGGTCTTTCATCAGCAAAGTCTTGATGCAGAAGAACAGCATGAAGCAGCAAGCCGGATGACCGGCTTGTCCGATGACAAACTCAGAGAGCATCTGTATGATGCAGTTGAACGTATACTCGTTTACGACACTGAGACAATCGAAATTGTCTGGAAGTTCAACGAATCGAAAATCGACACCGATGAAAACATCGGAGTTGCGAATTGACTCCGATGTTTCCTTTCGGGGCAAACCTGTCGAATTTGCTCCTAAAATAACATAATCTATCGAAACCTCGTAGGTGCATCGTAGCACCGTCCGGAAAGCCCAAAGCCATTGATATTAAAGGCTTTTCGGATAGTTTGTAAAATTTTTTTGCACCTACTTGACATAAAGGGACGACCTCGGCCGCGTGGTCATCCCCAAGGAGATCCGCCGCACCATGCGCATCCGCGAGGGCGACCCGCTGGAGATCTACACCGACACCGACGGGCAGGTCATTTTTAAAAAGTATTCCCCGATGGGCGAGCTGTCCGAGTTCGCCGTGCAGATCTGCGACGCGCTGCACAAGACCACCGGCGAGATCGCCGCCGTGTGCGACCGCGACACCGTCATCGCCGTGGCCGGCGGCGGCAAGCGGGAGCTGCTCGAGCGGCGCGTCAGCCGCGAGCTTGAGGAGCTCATGACCGCGCGCGGCCAATATGCGGCCGACAGCTGCACGCTGCCGGTCACCGAGACCGACGAGCACTACGCCGTGGCCGTAGCCGCGCCCATCCTCTCCGAGGGTGATGTGCTCGGCTGCGTGCTGTTTGCCGCCGCGCGCGGCGGCGCCCCCGCCGGAGAAACCGAGCGTAAGCTCGCGCAGGCGGTCGCCGGCTTTCTCGGCAAGCAGATGGAGAGCTGAAAGCCACCGAAAGCAGAAAAAGACCTCCGGGTACGCCCGGAGGTCTTTCGCTATGCGTGCAGCCATTGCGCGCCCTGTACGCCGCGGGTGCGCCCTGATCCTGAGACGGGATGAACGTGCCGATTGCGGAGAACAATGGTAGATAACGCGGTAAATAGAGATCAGATAAAAGAGAAAAGAATTGATAAAAAAGAGATGGGTCAGATCGCAAATGGACAAAAACAGTGCGTACGCAGCCATCCCAACTGCACTATGGTAGTTGCAGTTTAGCCCAGCGTGGATGAAAAGTCAAGAAAAAATCGCCTGAAATCTGTAAAATCAGGGATTGACAGGAAATTCACGCGCATGGCAAAACTCTGGCAAAGGAAAACCGTTGAACTTCGCGGCGTTCTGATGTAAAATAAAAAGGTACGCAATCCTGCGATACCGCAAGCAAGAGGGAGGTACGGCGCATGACCGTATTGGTGACCGGCGGCATGGGCTACATCGGCAGCCACACGTGCGTGGAGCTGCTCGAGCAGGGCATGGATGTCGTCGTGGTGGACAATCTCGTCAACAGCAGCGCGGAGGCGGGCAGACGGGTCGAGCAGATCACGGGCAAGCCCCTGAAGTTCTATCAGATGGACGTGCGCGACCGCGCCGGACTCGACCGCATTTTTACCGAGCAGAAGATCGACTGCGTCATCCATTTTGCCGGCCTCAAGGCCGTGGGCGAGTCGGTGCATATGCCGCTGGAATATTACGACAACAACCTCGGCTCGACCGTTACGCTCTGCGAGGCAATGCGCGACCACGGGGTCAAGCAGATCATCTTCTCGTCGTCGGCGACGGTGTACTCCGGCGACAACGACATGCCGCTCTACGAGACGTCCCGCACCGGCAGCTGCACGAATCCCTACGGCTGGACGAAGTACGTCTGTGAGCAGATCCTGCGCGACTGTGTGGTGGCCGACCCGAGCTGGTCGGTCGTGCTGCTGCGCTACTTCAACCCCATCGGTGCGCACCCGAGCGGCCTCATCGGCGAGGATCCGCGCGGCGTGCCGAACAACCTCATGCCCTACATCTCGCAGACGGCCATCGGCCGGCTGGAATGCCTGAACGTGTTCGGCGACGACTATGACACGCCCGACGGCACCGGCGTGCGCGACTATATCCACGTCATGGATCTTGCGCGCGGCCACGTCTCGGCAATCGCCTACATGGCGGCGCACACGGGCGAGAGCATTTTTAACCTCGGCACCGGCCGGGGCTACAGCGTGCTCGAAATGGTGCACGCCTTTGAAGCGGCCAACCACGTGCACGTGCCCTACCGCATCGCGCCGCGCCGCGCGGGCGACCTGCCGACGGTGTACGCCTGCCCGGACAAGAGCGCGCGCATCCTCGGCTGGCGCGCGGACTACTCGCTCGAGGATATGTGCCGCGACAGCTGGCGCTGGCAGACCCAGAACCCAAACGGCTACGAAACTGCCTGACGGCAACGCTTTGCGGCTCGCTCCGGCGATCCGCAAAAGCCTTGCGCCGCCTGCGGGCGGCGCATTTTTGCGGCCTGAAGGGGCCGCGCTGTTCACATAATGTGCAACAAAAATCAAATTGGTTATTGACAGCCTGTACTAGATATTGTACGATATACCCGCTCTCAATACAAAATAAAGCGGTTTTCCGCACAAGATATTGTGTTTTCGATTACGAGGGGGAGAAATAGAAAATGAAGATCATCAAGCGAAACGGTGCAGAGGCGACCTTTGATATCTCGAAGATCATCATGGCCGTCACGAAGGCCAATGCCGCCGTCGAGGAGGGCGCGCGCATGACGCCGCGCCAGATCCAGCGCATCGCCGAGAGCGTGGAGCTCGCCTGTCAGGAGCTCGGCCGCAGCGCCGCCGTGGAAGAAATTCAGGACATGGTCGAAAAGCAGATCATGGCGCATGGCGCGTTCGAGGTCGCCAAGGCCTACATCACCTACCGCTATACCCGCAGTCTGGTGCGCCGCGCCAACACGACCGACGACCGCATCCTGAGCCTGATCGAGTGCAACAACGAGGAGGCCAAGCAGGAAAACTCCAACAAGAACCCGATCGTCAACAGCACGCAGCGTGACTACATGGCCGGCGAGGTCAGCCGCGACATCACCAACCGCATCCTGCTGCCCAAGGACATCGTCGAGGCGCACGAGGAGGGCATCATCCACTTCCACGACGCCGACTATTACGCGCAGCATATGCACAACTGCGACCTTGTGAATCTGGAGGACATGCTCGAAAACGGCACCGTCATCACCGGCACGCTCATCGAGCGGCCGCACAGCTTCTCGACTGCGTGCAACATCGCGACCCAGATCATCGCGCAGGTCGCCTCCAACCAGTACGGCGGGCAGTCGATCTCGCTGACGCACCTGGCGCCGTTCGTGCAGGTCAGCCGCGAGCGCATCCGCCGCGAGGTCGCGGCCGAGATGCAGGCCATCGACGCGCATCCGGGCGAGGAGAAGCTGGCAGAGCTCGTCGAAAACCGCGTCCGCGAGGAGATCCGCCGCGGCGTGCAGACGATCCAGTATCAGGTCGTCACGCTGCTGACCACGAACGGTCAGGCGCCGTTCGTGACGGTGTTCATGTACCTCGGCGAGGCGAAAAACGAGCAGGAGCGCCATGACCTCGCCATGATCATCGAGGAGACGCTGCGCCAGCGCTATCAGGGCGTGAAAAATGAGAAGGGCGTCTGGGTCACGCCGGCGTTCCCGAAGCTCATCTACGTGCTCGAGGAGGACAATATCCACGAGGATTCGCCCTACTGGTATCTCACGGAGCTGGCCGCCCGCTGCACCGCCAAGCGCATGGTGCCGGACTACATCTCCGAGAAGAAGATGCTCGAGCTCAAGGTGGACAAAAACGGCGAGGGTCACTGCTACACCTGCATGGGCTGCCGCAGCTTCCTGACGCCGTATGTGGACGAAAACGGCAAGCCGAAGTACTACGGCCGCTTCAATCAGGGCGTCGTGACCATCAACCTGCCGGACGTGGCGCTGTCCTCCGGCGGCAACATGGAGAAATTCTGGCAGATCTTTGACGAGCGGCTGGAGCTGTGCCACCGCGCGCTCATGTGCCGCCACGAGCGGCTCAAGGGTACGCTCTCGGACGCCGCGCCCATCCTGTGGCAGTACGGCGCGCTGGCCCGCCTGAAAAAGGGCGAGCCGATCGACAAGCTCCTCTACGGCGGCTACTCGACCATTTCCCTCGGCTACGCGGGACTGTATGAGTGCGTCAAGTACATGACCGGCAAGTCCCACACCGACCCCTCGGCGACGCCGTTCGCGCTCGAGGTGATGCAGCACATGAACGATGCCTGCAAGCATTGGAAGCAGATGCACAACATCGACTTCAGCCTCTACGGCACGCCGCTGGAATCCACGACCTACAAGTTCGCCAAGTGCCTGCAAAAGCGCTTCGGCATCATCCCCGGCGTCACGGACAAGGGCTACATCACCAACAGCTACCACATCCACGTGACGGAGAACATCGACGCGTTCAGCAAGCTCGCCTTCGAGTCGAAGTTCCAGGCGCTCTCCCCCGGCGGTGCGATCAGCTACGTCGAGGTGCCGAACATGCAGAACAACATCCCGGCGGTGCTCGAGGTGATGAAGTTCATCTACGACAACATCATGTACGCCGAGCTCAACACCAAGAGCGACTACTGCCAGGTCTGCGGCTTTGACGGCGAGATCGAGATCGTCGAGCACGACGGCAAGCTCATCTGGCGCTGCCCGAACTGCGGCAACACGGATCAGGACAAGATGAACGTCGCCCGCCGCACCTGCGGCTACATCGGCACGCAGTTCTGGAATCAGGGCCGCACGCAGGAGATCAAGGAGCGCGTGCTGCACCTGTAAGGCGGCGCGCAGAGAAAAAAATACCCGGCGGGCGTGTCTGAAGCGGCGCGCCCGCTGTTTGTGAGGAATTGCTATGAATTACGGTCAGATCAAGACCTGCGACATCGCCAACGGCGTCGGCGTGCGCGTGACGCTGTTCGTCTCCGGCTGCACGAACCACTGCTACAACTGCTTCCAGCCGCAGACATGGGACTTTCACTACGGTCAGCCCTTTGACGCGGCGGCCGAGCAGATCATCTTCAACGAGCTGGAAAAGCCCTTCATCCGCGGCCTGACGCTGCTCGGCGGCGACCCGTTCGAGCCGGAGAATCAGCGCGCGCTTGTGCCGTTTCTGCACCGGGTGCGCGAGCGCTACCCGGATAAGGATATCTGGGCGTTTTCGGGCTTCGTGCTCGACAAGGAGCTCACCGTCGACGGCGCGCACCCGCACTGCGAGGTCACGGACGAGATGCTCTCGCTCGTCGACATCCTCGTCGACGGGCGCTATGTGGACGCGCAGCGCAACCTCAGCCTGCGCTTTCGCGGCTCGGAAAACCAGCGCATCATCGACATGAACCGCACCCGCGCGGCGGGGCACATCGTACTCTGGGAGGGCATGAACGGATGGAAGTGAAGATCCAAAAGCTGCGTCCCGGCGCCGTCACCCCGCGGCGCGGCAGCGCGGACGCGGCGGGCTATGATCTCTACGCCTGCCCGGCGGACGGGCAGAGCGTCACGATCGCGCCGCACACGACGGCCATGATCGGCACGGGGCTTGCCCTCGCCATCCCGGCGGGGTATTTCGGCGGCGTGTTCGCGCGCAGCGGCCTTGCGTCCAGGCAGGGGCTGCGCCCGGCCAACTGCGTCGGCGTGATCGACGCCGACTACCGCGGCGAGTGCACCGTCGCGCTGCACAATGACACGGACGCGCCGCGCACCGTCGCCCCCGGCGACCGCATCGCCCAGCTCGTGATCCTGCCGTTTCTCGCGGCGGAATTTTCGGACGCCGACACGCTCGACGAAACTGACCGCGGCGCGGGCGGCTTCGGCAGCACCGGCCGGTAA